CAATGCTGTTACTGAACAGTTGTTTCTTGCTTTGGAATACATCACAGTTGATGGTGATTTGATAAGGGGAACAAAAATGAGAGCAGAAACAGATGATGCAGGTGTTTTGAATTTCTTCATCAATTATGATTTATTTGTTCACAAGGTCGAGGAAGAACAACCCCCAATGGAATCTTATGATTATGATAGCAAAATGAAAGGATGATTTGCAATGGCAAAAGCGGAAATCAAAAAGACAGAAGAAAATGTTCCAAAGTTTTCAAAGGAACAGATTTGTTCTTCTGTTAAATACTCAAAACACACAGATGCTTTGTCAGTTCTGTTAAAGGATAATGTTCTTTATTCTTATGCAGAAATTGATGAAGTTATTGAAAATTTTATGAAAGGTAAGGTGAAATAATATGGCACTTGGCGGTGGCACATACACAAGTCAAAACAAAATTCTTCCTGGTGCATACATCAATTTTATTTCTTTAGCAGCTGCATCTGCAACACTTTCTGACAGAGGTATTGCAGCAATGGCTTTTGAACTGGATTGGGGTGTTGATGGAAGTGTTTTTGAAGTCACAAGCGGTGATTTTCAGAAAAATTCAATGAAAATTTTCGGTTACGATTATTCGCATGATAAGTTGAAAGGTTTAAGGGATTTATTCAAGAATGCCCGAACATTATATGCTTATCGTTTGAATTCAGGCGGTACAAAAGCAACAGCATTATATGGTACTGCTAAATATGCAGGAACAAGAGGAAATGACCTGAAGGTGACAATTCAGACCAATGTTGATGATGCAACAAAATCTGATGTTAAAACATATCTTGGTACAACTCTTGTTGACAGTCAGACAGTTGTGACTGCTGAAAAAACAACAGCACTTGCAGACAATGATTTTATTGTTTGGGATAAGGATGTTGAATTGACAGTGACAGCAGGTATTCAGCTGACTGGTGGCACAAATGGCAGTGTTACAAATGCGAATTATCAGACATTCCTTGATAAGATTGAAAGCTTTTCCTTCAATGCAATTGGTGTTGTTTCCACAGAACCCACAATCAATTCACTTTTCACTGCATTCTGTAAAAGATTGCGTGATGAAATGGGAATCAAGTTTCAGGCGGTTACATACAACACAGCAGCAGATTTTGAAGGTTGTGTCAATGTTAAGAACAAGGTTCTTGATGCAGGTGCAAATGCAGCTTCACTTGTTTATTGGGTGACTGGACTTGTTGCAGGAACAGCGGTGAACAAATCTGCAACAAATAAGATTTATGATGGTGAATTTACTGTTGATACTGATTACACACAGGCACAGCTTGAAGCTGCAATCATGGCAGGTGAATTCACACTTCATCAGGTTGGTTCTGATGTTCGTGTTCTTAATGACATTAACAGTCTTATCACAACCAGTGATGAAAAAGGTGATGTGTTTAAGGACAATCAGACCATCAGAGTTATTGACCAGGTTGCAAACGATATTGCAACATTGTTCAATACAAAATATCTTGGTGTTGTTCCCAATGATGCTTCAGGCAGAATCAGCTTGTGGGCAGATATTGTGAAGCACCATGAACAGATGCAGGACATCAGAGCAATTGAAAACTTCACTGATTCTGATGTTGTGGTTGAACAGGGCAACACAAAGAAGTCAGTTGTTGTGGCTGATAAAATTACACCTGTCAATGCAATGGTTCAGTTGTATATGGCATGTGTTATTCAGTAAAGGAAGGTGAAAAAGAATGAACAACATTGTAATGAAAGGTAAGGATGCAGTTTCTGCAAAACTTGCTGAATGTTTTGTCACTATTCGTGGCAACAGATACAACTTCATGCAGATGATTGACTTTGAAGCTGAATTTGAAAAGACCAAAACAGAAGTTCCCATTCTTGGTAAAACAGGAACAGGAAACAAAGCAACTGGTTGGAAGGGTACTTGGTCAGCAACTGCACATTATAACCAGTCTATCATGCGTCAGTTACTTTTGGACTACAAAGATAGTGGTGAAGATACTTATTTTGAAATCCAGGTCACAAATGATGACCCGACAAGTGCAGCAGGCAGACAGACCATTGTGTTCATGGATTGTAACACTGATGGTGGTATTCTTGCAAAATTTGATGCAGATGGTGAATACCTTGATGAATCACTTGAAGGAACATTTGAGGACTTCAAAATGCCTGAATCATTCAATTTACTGAATGGTATGCTTTAATTCCTCTATTATGCCCCTGAAGCATTCAATTAAGAATTTGCTTCAGGGGTAAATTTTTGATAACGAAAGGATTTGAAAACTATGTCAACACTTGCTTTATTTATGAAGGGCAATAAGAAAACAAGAACAAATACATTTTATGCAGCAACAAAGTCTTTAGTTGATAAAGACGGAAAACCGCTGAAATGGGAAATCAAACATGTTACAACTGAAGAAGATGAAAGAATCAGGGATGCTTGCACAACTGAAGTTCCTATTCCTGGAAAAAGAAATCAGTTCAGAATCAAGATTGATGCAAATGCTTATATGACAAAGCAGATTGTGGCTTCTGTTGTATTCCCTAATCTTTATGATGCTGAACTTCAGGATTCTTATGATGTGAAAACACCTGAAGATTTGCTGAAGCAGATGGTTGATGACCCTGTTGAATTTGCTGAATTTGCTTCTTTTGTCAGAGAATTTAACGGTTTTGAAGAAGATATAAATGACTTGGTTGATGAAGCAAAAAACTAATAACTGAAGGTGATTCTGATGCAAATTATGCACATTATTGCCTTCACAAGTTGCACATGCTTCCTTCTGAATTTTTGAATCTTGACCGCCGTGAAAAGGCATTTCTCATTGCTTCAATAAATTTGAAAAGGGAAGCTGAAAAGAAAGAACAGGACAAAATCAAAAAAGCAAGAGCAAAAAAGAAATAGTGAAAGGCAGGTGATAAAATGGCAACAATCAGAACAGTGATTGAACTTCAGGATGGAATGACCGCCCCATTGAGCAACATGGTCAATTCATTGAATCATGTTATTTCTGCATTTGAATCAATGCAAAATGTCAATGGAATATCTGTTGATACATCATCAATTTCTGCTGCAAGAAGTGAAATTCAAGCTGCAACAGAAGCATTGGAAAGATTGAATTCTGAAAATGCAACAGTTGGTGTTGACAATGATGGTGGTATAACTCCAAATTCTGAACCAATTCAAGTTCCAGTTGAACCACAAGCACCTGACCCTTTGATTGATAGACCTGAACCTGTTGAAGTTCCTGTCACATGGAATTCAAATGATTTTGATGTGTTTACAACAAGCGGTGCAGAAAGATATGAACAGGAAGTTCAATCTTTGAACCAATACTTGCAACAGTTGTATGGAACACAGCAACGAATCACACAACAGGCGGTCAACACTGATTTGTTCCCTGAAAACATGGTTGCTGACCTGACCCACATGCAGGGTAAGATGGAAGCAATCAGGGCGAAAGTTCAGCAAATTGAGCAGAACCCATTGAATATGGGTAGTGATGAAGCTAACAGTCAGCTTGAACAGTTAAGAAGTCAGTTGCATCAGATGATTGATGCACAAAATGATTTGAATAATGCAGTCAATGACATGGATGTTTCTGCTGCAAATTCAGCATACCAAAGACTTTCTTCAACAATCAACACAACTGAAGCACAAATCAGGGATAATGTTGACGAACAAGGCAGGTTCACAAATGAGGTTAAAAACAGTGAAAATGCTGCTTCAGGTTTAATGTCAACAATTAAAGGTGTTGTTGCTGCTTATGCTACAATTCAGACTGCAAAAATGGTCATTGATGTTTCTGACACTTTGACACAGACAACTGCAAGACTGAACATGATGAATGATGGACTTCAGACCACTGAACAGCTTCAGCAAATGATTTTTGCTTCAGCTGAAAGGTCAAGGGGTTCATATCAAGCAACAGCGGATGCAGTTTCAAAACTTGGATTGAATGCAGGTGATGCTTTTAATTCAACACAAGAAATTGTCACATTTGCAGAACAATTGAATAAGCAGTTTGTCATTGCAGGAACAGAAGTTTCAGCAATGGAAGGTGCTATGACACAGCTTGTTCAAGCTTTGGGTGCTGGTGCATTGCGTGGTGATGAATTGAATTCAATTTTTGAAGCAGCACCGCCAATCATTCACACCATTGCTGATTATATGGATGTTCCAGTTGGTAAAATCAAAGAAATGGCAGCTGAAGGACTAATCACAGCAGACATTGTGAAAAATGCAATGTTGGATGCTGCTGATGAAACGAATGCAAAATTTGAATCAATGCCAAAAACATTTGGTCAGATTTGGACATCTATGCAGAATCAGGCTTTGATGGCTTTTCAACCTATACTTCAAAGACTAAATAAAATTGCAAACAGCAAGGCATTCAATACATTTGTCAACAATGCAGTTTCTGCTTTAACAGTGTTAGCAGGTGCATTGACAACTGTTTTTGATATTGTTGTCAAGGTCGGTGCATTCTTTGCAGATAACTGGTCAATCATTGCACCGATAATATACGGAATCACAGCAGCGGTTGCTGCTTATACAGCGGTTATGCTGATATACAATGCAGTTCAGGCAATTTCAAATGCAATTAAAGGAATTGCTGCTTTTCAGGCAAAAGCACATGCAGCTGCATTGATGATGGAACAAGGTGCAACATTTGCTGCAACAGCAGCACAATATGGATTGAATGCAGCCTTGTATGCTTGCCCTTTGACATGGATAATCCTTTTAATCATAGCAATTATTGCATTGTTTTACATTGTTATTGCAGTAATAAATGATATTTGCGGAACATCAGTCAGTGCAACAGGAATAATCATGGGATTGCTTGCAACACTTGGTGCTTATATATTCAACTGTATTGCATACTGGTGGAACATAATTTCAGCATTCATTGAATTTTTCGTGAATGTTTGGAAAAATCCTGAATATGCAATCAAAGCACTTCTTGTGAATTTAATCAATGCCTTCCTGAACTTCTGCTTGGCAATTGTTCAAGGAAATGGTGCTGCAATCGGTGTGATTGTCGGTGCATGGTATGCGTTTTGTCAGATAATTTCAAACATTGTTGCAGCGGTTTATAACTTCTTTGCAATGTGTATTGAATGGATTGTCAACGCATGGAATCAGTGTGTGTTTGCGGTTCAAACATTACTGTATAACATAGCTGATGCAGCTTTGGGTGCAGCACAAGGTGCTGCTTCTTCAATGGAAGCTGCTGCAACTGCAATTGGAAATGCTTTTGTAAGCGGTGCAAATGCTGCAATCAATGCAATTAACTGGATAATTGATGCAATTAACATGATACCTGGTGTAAATATTGGGAAGTTTAGTCAATTAGGACCTGTCAGCTTCAATGCTGTTTCAACCAAAATTGGTGACATGCGAAGCAATCTTTCCAAACCAACTGCACCTGAAACATTCACCCTTGACAGAATGGATTTTGGAAGTATTTCTGAAGCTTATGACATGGGTAATCAAGCAGGTCAGGATTTTGCAGCAGGATTTGAAGGAACAGTTGCAGATATTCAGTCAGGGATGCAAGACTGGCTTGGTGAAACACCTGATGATTATTGGGAAGCACCAAAGCTTGATTATATCAATCTTGGGGATGCTGCAAAAGCAGGTTATGAATTCGGTTCAGGTGTTGAAGATAAACTTTCAAATTTGGGAAGCTTTGACACTGGTGACATGGAAAACATGCTAAATGACATTGCATCAAATACTGGTGATACTGCTAAAAATAGCGGTAATGCAGCAGATGGTGCAGGTAAAGCAGCAGATGCTTTGGATTGTACGGATGAAGAATTGCAATATTTAAGAGATATTGCAGAAAGGGATGTAATCAACAGGTTCACAACTGCTGAACTGAAAGTTGAAATTCATTCTGAAAACAACATCAATTCTGATTTAGACATTGATGGTGTTGTTGATAGATTTACAGAAAGAGTTCAAGAAGAACTTGAAGCTGTTGCGGAAGGGGTGCATGTATAATGGCTTATGAATTTTATGTGAATGGGGTCATGTTACCTGTTACCCCTTCAAAAATGACTTTAAAGGTCAGCGGAAAAAACAAAACAATGAATTTAATCAATGAAGGTGAAATCAACATTTTGAAAAACCCTGGTTTGTCAGAAATATCATTTCCCTGCTTATTACCACAAAGCAGATACCCATTTGCAAAATATAATGGTGGTTTTAAGAGTGCAGCATATTACCTTGATTTGTTTGAATCACTGAAAACAAGCAAGAAACCTTTTATTTTCATTGTCATCAGAAATAAACCAAATGGTCAACCGCTATTTGATACAAATATGAAGGTTAGTTTGGAAGATTATCAAATAATTGATGATGCTGAAGAATATGGTTTTGACATTGGTGTGGAAATCAAACTAAAGCAATACAGAAGTTATGGAACAAAAGAAATTGAATTGTATGAGCAAACACAGCAGAATGGTTCAACAGTCATGATGGGTGTTATGGTACAAAGAAGGGATTCTGACAAAAGTATTGTTAAAAAATATACTGTTCAACCTGGTGATGCTTTATGGACTATTGCAAGGGCAGTATATGGTGATGGTGAAAGATATGTTGACATTTATGAAGCAAACAAATCATTGATTGATTCAGCAAACAGTGGGAATGCAGAAACCAAATACTGGATTCATCCTGGTCAAGTGTTGACCATTCCTTCAGGGGGTTGATGCTGATGGTTGAAATATTTATTGTAAATGGTAATAAAATGTATTCACCAATTGTTGAAGATGATATTCAGTGGGAAACTCAAAGGAAGGGTTCACCAGGAAAATTAACCTTCACTGTTGTGAAAGATAACATCATCAGTTTTCAAGAAGGAAATGCTGTCATAATGAAAGTTGATGGTGAAAACATCTTTTATGGTTTTGTATTTTCCAAATCAAGAGATAAGCAGCATAACATCAAAGTCACTTGTTATGACCAACTGCGATATTTAAAAAACAAAATAACAATTCAATATAAAAACAAGACTGCTTCTGATGTGGTTAAAATGCTTGCAAATGACTATAAATTCAATCTTGGAACAGTAGAATCCACATCATATGTCATTCCTGAAAGAACTGAAGAAAACAAAACACTGTTTGACATCATTCTGAATGCACTTGATTTGGAAGTAATGAATAAAAAGCAAATGTTTGTTTTATATGATGATTTTGGGAAATTGACATTGAAATCATTAAACAGTATGAAAACAACTCTTTTGGTAAATGAAGAAACTGGTGAAAACTTTGATTATACATCAAGTATTGATGATAATACATACAACAAAGTTGTTTTGCTTTATAAAGATGATGAAAGCGGAACACAGAAAACCTTCATTGCAAAAGATGACCAACACATGAATGATTGGGGTATTCTTCAGTATTTTGAAACGATTGACAATGAAATTGGTGGGCAAGCAAGAGCAGAAGCACTTCTTGATTTATACAATGCAAAAACAAGGAAGTTAAAAATCAAGAATGCTTTTGGTAATATCAAAATCAGGGCAGGGTCAATGGTGGTTGTTGTTTTAAATTTGGGTGACATTGAAGTTGGAAATTATTTTTTAGTTGAAACCTGCAAGCACTCATTCAAAAATGATGAACACCTTATGGATTTAACTTTAAGGGGTGGTGAATTTATTGAATAGCTTCATTGAAAGTATGAAAAAGGCAGCACTGGAAGTGTATGAAGCATCAAATCCTGTTGTTGTTTCTTTTGGTGTTGTAATCAACATTGAACCTTTACAAATCAATGTTGACCAAAAAATCACCCTTGAAGAAAGTCAATTGATTTTGACCAATAATGTTAAAGACCACACAGTTGAAATGACAGTTGACCACTTCACCGAAAACACAGGCGGTGGAAGTAGTTATTCTGCATTTGAATCACATAATCATGCGTACACTGGAAAGAAAATTTTCACAATTCACAAAGGCTTGGTTGTTGGTGAAAAAGTTTTCCTTTTACGGATGCAAGGTGGTCAGAAATATGTTGTGGTGGATAGAATCACATGATTCCTTCAAGTAGTGGTTTTTTATCACAGGAAATAAAAATCAAAGAACAACCGAGCAAAACATATTTCATGAATATTGATGAACAAAGAATCAGGGGTGTTGTAGATGGAATTGAAGTCATGAAACAAGTGATTTTCAAGATTCTAAACACTGAAAGATACCAGTACATTATTTATTCCTGGAATTACGGAATTGAAACCCTTGATTTGTATGGACAAAATGTTTCTTATGTTATGTCAGAGCTGAAAAGAAGAATTTCTGAAGCATTGACATGGGATTCAAGAATCAGCAGTGTTGACAACTTTGAATTTACAAATGAAAAAGGAAAAATCAGCTGCACATTTATTGTTCATACAATCTTTGGTGATATTGATGCAGGAAAGGCGGTGAACATTTAATGTATGAAAAAATAACTTTTGAAGTCATTCTTCAAAGGATGCTTGACAGAATTCCAAACACTTTGGATAAAAGAGAAGGTTCTGTCATTTATGATGCACTTGCACCTGCTGCGGTAGAATTGCAACTGGCATATATAGAATTTGACCAAATACTGAATGAATCATTTGCTGATACTGCTTCAAGGGATTTTCTAATTAGAAGATGTGCTGAAAGGGGTATAATTCCAAAAACAAAAACAAAAGCAGTTCTGAAGGGTGAATTCACACCAACAAACATTGATTTGATTGGTCAAAGATTCAATCTGAACAAACTGAATTATGTTGTTACTGCAAAAATTCAGGATGGTGTGTATCAGATGGAATGTGAAACAGCAGGAAGTGAAGGAAATCAATATTTTGGAACACTTGTTCCTATTGAATATATTGATGGACTTCAGACAGCAGAATTGACTGAATTGTTGATTCCTGCTGAAGATGATGAAAGCAATGAAAGTTTAAGAGAAAAATATTTCAATTCCTTCAATGACAAAGCTTTTGGTGGAAATCGTCAAGATTACCTTAATAAAACAAATGACATTGATGGTGTTGGTTCAACGAAGGTGACACCAATTTGGAATGGTGCAGGAACAGTCAAATTGACAATCCTTGATTCAGAATATAACAAAGCAAGTTCAACACTTGTTCAGACAGTTCAGAATGAAATTGACCCAACACAAGATGGTTTGGGTTATGGACTTGCACCAATCGGTCATGTTGTTACTGTTGACACTGTTGATGAAATCCTGATTGACATTGTTTCAAATATAACTTATGACACAGGTTATAGTTGGACAGCACTTCAACCCAAAATTAAAAGTGTTATTGATGCTTATATGCTTGAATTGCGTGAAGATTGGGAAAATCAAGATTATTTAATCATTAGAATTGCCCAAATTGAAACCAGACTTCTTCAGCTTGAAGGCATTATTGATGTAACAGGAACAACAGTCAATGGTGAAGGTGTGAACCTGCAATTGGCATGGAATGAAATTCCAGTATTAAACAGTATGTCAGGCGGTGATGCTTAATGGTTTATCAAAGAACAGTTGACCTATTAAGATATTTACCCCCTTATCTTCAGGAATATGTTGAATTTTATCATCTGATGCTTGCTGAAAATCCTGAATTTGAATTCATTGCAAGCAACTGTAAAAACATTCTGAATAACACATTCATCATGTATTGTGATGAACAAGGGATTCAGAGGTTTGAAAGATTGTTGAACATTGTTGCATCTGAAGATGACACACTGGAATTCAGAAAATCAAAGGTCATGGTTAGATGGAATGACACTGTTCCTTATACCTTGAAAGCCTTGACAAATAAGTTGGTAGCAATGCAGGGTAATGATGACATCCAAATCATTCTGAATGGTTATTCAATAATTGTCATAACTCACATGGATAATAAAGGTCAGGCTGATTCAATTTGGGATTTATTCAACACCATGATTCCTTGCAATATGAATGTTACACATAAAAATCTTGTAAGGTGCAACAGCGGTGGATTGATTTTCATTGCAGCAGGAACAAATTATTCAAGATTGACATGCAACGAATACACCCAATACTTCAATTCAAGTGGTACATTCTACATTGCATCAGGAATGAATTATGCAAGGACTGTTTCAAATCATTTTGTGCAGCACTTCAATTCATCAGGTGTTGTCAATCTTGGTGTTGGAATTTCTGTTGGGAAAATATCTGTCAATGAATATGTTCAAGAATTTACATCAAGCGGTTCAGTGACCATTGGTTCAGGAATCAGTTATGCACAGATGTCAGTGAATGAATATGTTCAGGAATTTTCTTCACAGGGCAATGTTTACATTGCTTCAGGATTGAATCATGGACAGATTGCAGTGAATGAATACACACAGCAGTTCACAACAAGCGGTAAAATTTATTTAGCAACTGGCATGAGCAATGTCAGAATGGCGGTCAACGATTACACACAAGTGTTCAGTTCAGAAGGTTCAACAAAAATTGGTGTTGGAATTTCTAACACTGAAAAAATAAAAATTTATTAAAAAGGAAAGGTGAAAATCTATGGCAGAATTTAGTTCTTTAGTCATCACAGAAAAAGGTCAGGCTTTGGTGACAAAAATGATGGGAAGCGGTGGAAATGGTTTGGGATTTACCAAAATTGCAACCAGTGAAACAGCATACCCTGAAAGTTCTCTTTCAACATTAACTTCCCTGACAGGGGTTAAGCAGGAAACTGGAATTTCCAACATTGAAAAAGTAAGCAGCACACAGGTTAAGTTGGAAGCATCCATTGAAAATTCAACAATCACAGCAGGTTACACAATCAACACAATTGGTTTATATGCAACTGACCCTGATGATGGTGAAATTCTTTATGCGGTTTGCAGAGCATTGGTTGCAGGTTATATTCCTGCATACAATGGACTTTCTGTTTCAGGTGCAACATTTGAACTGGTTGTTGGTGTAGGTGCTGCATCTAATGTCAACCTTGAAATTGACCCTGCTGTTGTTGCAACATTCGGTGATATTTTAAGACATGAGAAAAAGACCCCCACATCCAGTGCTGAAGGCATTCATGGTGTTCGTTACTATGGTGACAAATTTGAAGTTTTCAATGGTAAGAACTGGATTGAAATGCAGAAAGCATATAAAACATATGGTGTTGCAATTGATTTAACAAACAGTGACCCCACTTCAGCTGTTACATACACAGATGATGCTGTTGGTATGGTTGCAGGTTCTTCTGATTGGGATTCAAAGAATATTTTCCGTGACATCAGACCTTGCATGTTCAAGAATGGTGCAGTTACAAAATATTTGAATCCAAATGACTTCACAAAATATGAAGATGGAACTGCTGCTGACATCACATCAGGTGCAGAAGGTGATGTCATGATTGAGATTCCCAAAATCGGTGTTAAGATTGCAACCAGTGACAATGTTTTAACTGTTCAGGTTACAGATGACCCGAAGGCTGAAGGCTTTAATTATTATGCACATACAAGAGAAACTGAAGGTGACAGAGAAAAGGTATATATTGGTGCATTTCTTGGTTGCAACAGTTCTTCCAAATTGCGTTCATTAAGTGGTAAAGCACCACTTCACAGTGAAACAATCGGTTCATTCAGAACTTATGCACAAGCAAATGGTGAAGGATATGAACAAATTGCATTTTATCAGGTCACATTGCTTCAGTGCTTATTCCTTATCAAGTATAAAAGCAGAGATTCACAGACTGCACTTGGTATGGGTTATGTAGGTGACACCGATTGGGAATATGAATCTAAACCAACAGGTGCAACTATTGCAAGAGGTATGGACTACGGTTCATCAGACAAAATGCAGCAGATGAAATTCCTGGGAATTGAAGATTTTTGGGGTAATTTACTTCAGTGGGTTGATGGACTTGTTTCAAGTTCAGATTATCATGCTTTAACTGCAACCAATAACTTCAATGACACTGGTGATGGTTATACTGACCAGGGTGCAATTGGTACATCATACATTGGCGGTTATATGAAAGCACCACAGGGAACAAATGAACTTGGCTTCATAGTTAAGCAAGCAGGTGGTTCTGCAACAACATATTTTGCGGATTCTGCGTATTTCTTTGCTGGCTGTGTGC